ATTACCCGTACTAGTAATACGATCCATATTATTTAGTTGTGTCTGAGCATTCTTGATCTTAGTTTCTTCAGCTGTCTTCTGATAAACAAGCTGCTCGATCATCAATGCTTGCGTATCACCTATAGAGTTGTTCTGGACATGCGCCCTACTAAGATAGCCCATGATACCCATGCTGGTGATCAGAGATAGGATCACGACTGCTACGGTGAAGTATGACTTCATGAGGATAGGCGCAGTCTTCCAGTTACGATATAGCCACGATGCAGCCGTCAACTTAGCCAGCTCTAATGATGCACCCATAATTGCAATCGATATGGCTGCAGCCGGAAAGATTGCCACTAGACCAGATATAGAAAAGAATCCCGCAACCGCTGAGACCATCAGGGCTGAGAATAGTAATAGTCCTATGAATAACATGTGCAGTTCCTAAATTGATTGAGCTTCGTTGAATAGCTCTGTGATGAATGCATCGAGTAACTTATTGTCGATATTGACGTCGACCGTATCGACATACTTCCTAAGTATACTTAGTGTATCTTCAGCCTCACTGACGATCGAATCGTCATCTTCTAGGTCTAGATGCATATTGTCATCGACGACTTGGATACTGAGAGGATCAGACTTCTCTAACTTGTCGATGAATAGATCGAACCAGTATGGATTGGTCTTAGCCTGTACGATGACCTTGACATAGGTATTACGCAGTGCAGAGAAGTCATAATCATCTAGATTACCACCCCATACAGTATCATCGTAGTAGATCTTCTGGAACATGCCGTATGGATTATGGATGAACTCTAATTCACGAGTTTCCGTATCATAGATATGAAACCCCTTTTGATCACCATAATCAGACCAAGTAATCTCGTAAGGACATCCGAGATAATTGATATTACCACGAGTAGACTTATGATGATAGTGGCCAGAGCATACCACATCAAATTTATCAAATACTTTCGAATCCATTCCATGATCGATGACACTCCCCTTGTACATCTCAAATCCAGCCAGTTCTAGGTGGCCGAATAAAACCTGAGCCTTTGTGTTCTTGATTAGGTCAAGAGCCTGATCCATATTATCTTGACACATCCATGGCATCAATACAAGTTTAGTGCCTCCGATGACGACCTCGGTAGGATCCACGATCACGTGCATAGAGTCATATGATCGATCACCGTACATCTGTGTCATAGAGTTAACTTCATTGGTATTCTTGAAGTAGCAATCATGGTTGCCTACGATATACCAGCTCTCGACACCCATATCGTGGAGAGGCCTGATAAAGTCGTTCTCAAGACGAGAAGCTGTGACGAAGTTGATATACTTGCGACGTTCTACGATGTCACCCAGATGGATGACCTTGGTGATGTCGTTGTCCTTAAGATATGGAAAGAAGACATCATCGTAGAACTTCTTGAAATAGTCTGCGAATGCAGTACTATCATTTCGGACTCCCCAGTGGGTATCCGTGACTAGTGCTATTTTCATACTCGTTGTTTATCCAATTGCTTCTTGTACTTTTCAATGGAGGGATTGATCTCAGCTACGATATTGACTAGCATCATATAATAGTTATAACGAGCCGACATCGACTGCTTAGGATCATTGAGCGTGTTGATATATTCTTGGATGATCAATGGTAGATTACTAAACATCGGGCTTATCCTCTGGTTCCATGAGTGCCTCTAACGCCGTTTGCTTCTTGGCTAGAGTTATCTCTTTCTTCTTTTGTAGTGTAGCTTCATAGCTACTGATCACATGGATCGCTGCTTCATTATATCCTGACCCTGATACCATTCGATCATCTGAGTCTTGGAATGCATGCTGATCATTAGAGATCATAGCAACTTCTAGTGACTTATATTTAACGTATTGCTGCTTCTTTTCTTTGTTGATCCGCTGAACAAATGAATGCCAGATGATCTGTGTAAAGTAAGCAAATGGATTGTCATACTTGTCAGGATTAAAGCTGGTAATGTTAGCAATACTGTTCTCGATACCGTCACCGATCATCTCTTCTTTATAAGAGTAGTTGATGAAGTTTGGACGGTTAGCTAGACGCATTGCAATCTTATAGATACACTCACCGAGGTAGTTGGGAATTCGTGGTTGCTCTCGACCTTCTTCAGCGGCCAGATTACAGGCAGCTTTATACTTGACCATAGCTGCATAGAACTCTTTATTATTAACGTAGTGGAGTGGTTTCTTCTTCTCAGCCATATCTGTATTCGCCTGTGCTAATGATTTTTAATATGATCCCAATATACACCATGGGACTATTAATGTACACATATATTTTTATCTCAAGGCCGCATTATTATGTGTACATATATCTGGATGCAGGGTATAATGAGACTATGGTTCGTCAATAACAGTATCAGTGTAACGTATCGTTGTTTGTGAATCTCTCAATCATGGCCGTCAAGGAATCCTCAGTCATAGTTGAGACTGTGTCAGAGGTCATCGACTTAGGCACCTTATTGAAGTAGTCCTTATAATATTTAAGAATGGAATCCTTCGGTACAGTATAGTATACTACATGGAGTTTATCTAGATAGACATTATCGGCATCAGTGAGTTCATCCCACGGATAGAACAATACGGTTGGAGTATTCGGTTCGCGGTACTCTACGACAACCCTCAATGGATTAGTCAAGCGGATACCTTCTTCAGTCTCTTCAGTTAATATACCAATAAACTGGAACTCACCTGATGTCTGAACTAGTATAACTTCATTGATCATGTCTTTAGACTCACTTTATATATCTTGAATGGGAAAGACTCTTCAGAGTAGATCTTGATCCGTTCTTTGAAGTGCTCAATTGTATAGTTAGGTTTTGATTTCCATGATAGGTCATCTGCAATATCATATAGGACAGCAGACTCTTTGATCTCGCTCTTACGAAGTACACGACCAATGGACTGCAGGTTCTTGATACGTGATTTAGACGGAGATGAGAATATGACGTTGTACAAGTTCCGTATATTAACACCGGTAGAGAATACGCCGGATGATGCTACGATGATGGCATCTTTCTCAGTCTCAACGATCTTACGAATGAACTCTCGATCATCGGCTTCAGTCTTTCCGGACACATAATATATATGACGATCCCCAGCCGCAGTTTTGATCATGTCGTACAGGACATCACCGTGTTTCTCTACGTACTGGAAGAGGATCAGTGTGTTGCCTTTAAGGGACAGGGCAAGATTCTTGATGAACTTATTACGTGCATCATTGCGTACGATATAGTCGATCTCCTCTTGGTACGACTTCTTGATGATCTCCTTTCGAACTTCATCAGGATAACTCAGTACGATACACTTGATCTCAAAGTCAGCGAGGTGCTTCTGTTCGATCAACTCAGCGGTCGTAGTGACCTTCCTGACTGCCCCGAACACACCCTCGAGGACAAGCTTATTGGTCTGAGTTCCATCCAATGTACCGGTGAATCCGAATCGATATTTGCAACTCGTCATCTTGCCCATGATAGAGGTCAATGACTTGGCCTTGAACAGATGGGCTTCATCTCCGATGACCATATCAAACTGATCGAACCAAGCCTTTGGCATCTTATAGATGGATTGCCATGTGGATATAGTGATCTGCTCACCGGTGTCCTTAGAGACGCCTGCAGTGATCTTGTGGCAATCGTCTGGGTGTCCATAGTCTTTAAAGTCGGAAGACATCTGGTGCACCAGGGACACCGTGGGGACGATCAGCAGTGTCCTAAGGTTATAGTACCGTGCTATCAGGTAGATGATCAGTGACTTACCAGAGGCCGTGGGTGACAACAGGAGAGCCCGGTTGCTACGTACGGCATGGGTGAATGCCTCTAGCTGGTAGTCTCTGACCTCGTAAGGTAATCCCAACGTCAGGCTAAAATCCTTGGCCTCTTTCAGAGAGAACTCGACGTTGGCAAAGTCACCATCATATTCTATGTCATACTCACGCTCCTTGGCAAAGTTTTCTATGTAGGGAATCAACCCCGCATAGATCAATCCGGTCATCACATTGAGAAGACGGATCTTTCCATCCCATACCTTGTTACGGTATGCAGGTGAAAACTTTGCACCGGGAACGTTGAACGTGAAGTGATCTGAGATCTCATGGAGAAGACCGGCATCTGCCCTCAGTTTGATATACACTTCATCGTATTTTTGTATAACTATAGTCTCTGTCATCACGCTCCAACTTGGAATTTAGCCCATTCGATACCGGATTTAATATTGAATCCTCTACCGACGAACGTCTTAATAATAGAGTCCAGAAGGGCTACCTTCTCGGACTGCATGGATAGTTTTAGTTTTTGATCGCTGAGGATCTTATCGGCATCCAAATACCGTGGAATCTCACTCTTGATGATCGATCGTCTACCTAGGTTGGCAAAGTCTTCTAACCATCCGTGTTCCTTCAATGTATCATCATCGATGGCACCAGAGTAGAAATCATACCTCAATGCCTGTAGCTGTTTGATATCGGCCTCGAGCTTGATCAATCGTAGCTTCTCATTGACGTAGAATCGATAATATTTATTGTGTAAGGCTGGGATAGATATTGCCTCTTTACCTAATTCGGTCTTATCGATCTTAGAGTCTTTATCCCAATGTTCGAAGATTTCGTCGATAGTCATAATATATCCTCATGTTGACTTCCATATAGTACATCATACCACGACTGTCAAATAAAGTACACTTATAATTTCTCGTATGTGTACTGTCTGTAACTAAATTCGACGTCGGCCGTGACGAATTCATGAGAATCCAGAGTATAATCGAACTTAAACCCTGATAGATTGGTAGGGAACATATCGATGAATGTGAATCGAATCTTGGCTTTACCCTCAGAATCCAACACGGTGAGTGTCCCATCGACCTGTGGACCATCACCAGATCCCGGTAGTGCATTGGCCAGAGCTTGGTACTGCTCATAGTTAGTCGGCTTACCGAGACCTTGGATCCATTCAAAGATCTCAAGGTAGTCGGTCATATACTCGTCGACCTTGAATGACACGTTGATCTTATCGAATGTCATGTGCTCACCGGGAATCACTAACCGTTGAAACGGGTTAGGCATGCCCTGCGTCTCACCCATGGTGACGGACGGAAAGTTTACGGTCTGCACGAATTCAGTGAACGTCGGTAGCTTCTTGATCTGAAAGCTAAAGCGTAACGGGGATAGAAAGTTTTTATCGGTCATACTAAAATACCTGTGTACATTAATTCCATTCTATTTATAATGAGAATATAAGCTATGGAGAACGAAATTGGCTTTTAAACACAAAGATCGTAAGGCACATGCATTTCCCGGCATCAACTTCAAGGGGCATCTCCTAGAAGGTATGAGCTGGCCGATGCGTGGTTCTAAGTGTGACTACGACGTCACGTTGACCAATAAGGGATTCAAGTGTGAGTGTGACGGATTCTACTATTATGGTAAGTGTCGTCACATCACGGCCGTCGGTCAAAAAATGGCTGCATAACTAAAATAGTTGTGTACTTTAATTTGTTTTAGTTTATTATAATAATATAAGCTGACAACAAGGAAATCGATCATGGCTTTTGCCACTCTTAAATTTAGTGATAATCTAGCTGGCTACTTCGTCGAGCGTGACTATGGCATGCCATTCGAATATGCAATGAACACTGAGACAGTCCTCATGCCAGATCTCAGCACCGGTAAGAACATAGTTTATCCACATATCGTATTTTGTGGTCCTCGAGGTGATCAGATGCGTATGGCTCTAGTTAAGAAGACTGTGGCCTATGTAGTTGTCGATGAGCGTGACGGTAAGTTTCAGATTGAAAAATGGCGTATCACTGCAGGTCGCGTCTATCAAAAATAGTTGTCCTTAATTAATAATTTGGAGAGTAAAAATGTCTAAGTCCTATCGTAAGCTAACGATTAAGCTCGCACCTGATGGTCGTTACGATGTTTATGAAGGGTTCGAAATAGTCGCTGAGAACTTTGAATCTCTTACTTTTGCCCAAAACTGGGTTGATTATATTTTTTATGGAAAGGATTGAACATGGGTAAGATTGCTTATATCGTTACAGAGACCAATGGTCACATAAACTTCTTTTCAGAAGATCAAGGTGTTCCTAGTTGGATGGTTAATGATCCGTATTTTACGGTCAAGAGGATCGTTTATTTTGAAGTGGAGAATGTTAATGATTAATCATATTAGAGCTATGCTACTATTTGCAGCAATCATCTCAGTTATTGTCGGCGTTTTTTTGCTTGCGCTTTACTTTCCTGTTGGACTCCTCGTTGTACTGCTAATTTTAATCGTTGTACTGCTGTTAAAATTAGCAGTATTTTTGTATGATCTGTGTCTTTTGATTGTGAGGAAATAAGATGGGATATACAGTAGAAGTTGAACTTGACGATTTTGATGATTACGATATCTTAGATGCTGCCAAAGATATTATCGATTGTACCTATTTCAAAGATGGCAGCGAAACAGAAACTCTGATAAGAGAGATTTATGATATTCTTATCAAAAAGTATGAGAATTTAGAAGAATTAGAGAGCGATGATTTGTTTGTTCCGCCATCGACTGCTACTAAAATTAAACACGAAAAGCAGCTAAAAAATTATGTCGAGGAATCAAAAGATTTTAAGTTTTATACAAAATAAGTGTGTACTTTAATTGTAAACGGTATATATTAAGAATATAGGGAAATCTGTCCCGCTTTGAAATGGAAAATGAAAATGATTAAGCTTTACCAAATTCGCCTCACCGATCAAGAAGTTAACATGGTCAATGGCGACTGTGGTTATACTCCTCGCATCAAGGCTTACTTCGATCGTATGTTCGATTCAACCTTCAAGGCTGAGAACTTTCAGTACTACGACCACGTAGCTAACATCAAAACGCAAGATTTTGAAACGGCATTCGAGCTTACCAATAAGTGGAACGATCCTTCTAGAGTTGAAAAGCTCGGTCGTTGCTCTTCGATGTCGGTTGGTGATATTCTAGAAGATGATGATGGTAAGCTCTACCGTTGCGCTTTGTTCGGCTTTGATGCTTTGGGGGTTTAATTATGACTTTTGATGAATGGTTTGACAAAAACTATCCTTTTGGATTTACTACGGACCAGCGGATCCTTGGCGAACAACTTGCTCGTAAGGCATGGGAAGCTGGGTTTCAAGCTGGACAAGATGCTGCCGAAGATGAAATTGAACGATATCAAGCTGAAATTGAAGAATGTCGTCAAGATAAAGTTTGGAGTAAAATACATAATGACTAAGATCGTATATAATGCTTGTTATGGTGGGTTCCGTCTCTCTGATGAAGCTATACGTCGTTATGCAGAGATTAAGGGTATTGCCCTGTATACCAATGAGCAGTTTGGAATGACCAGCTATTATCTCTGTCCTCATGATGAGTGGGAGCGTATCTATACCGAAGAAAGTGTTGCTCCTGTTAGTCCAGATCGTTACGCTCGATCAAACGCACTGTGTTTTAACCATCACGATGTTGATCGGGCTGATCCTATTTTGGCTCAGGTTGTAGAGGAACTCGGCAAGAAAGCCAATGGCGATTATGCAGAGTTGTATATCGCTGAAGTTCCAGCAGGAACCAAATATCGGATCGACGAATATGACGGTCTAGAGTCTGTTATGACCATCGATGATTATGATTGGAAAGTTGCATAATATCAAAAATAAGTGTGTACTTTAATTGTAAACGGTATATATTAGGATTATGAACAAAACATTCAATGTCGACTACTTCTTCAAGCGCAAGGGCGCTGGCGGACGTGGTTCTAGGACTCAAGCTCAAGGCAGTTCTATGATCAACCTTGGTACCTCGACTTCGGACTTTGCTGTTGTCGAGATGCTCAAGAGGCGTCATCAGGACTGTGAAATTGAAATCATGTCAATAAGGTGGAACTAATGCTTAGCAGTGTAGAACTTCAATGCCTTCAAGTTTTCATCAACGAGTTGAACCTGATCAATGCTCAAATTGGAGATGATCCGCATTCGAATTTTGAAGGTTGGCAGGAGCTATACGCCACCAAGTCATACCTTGAGAAGCGTATCGCAACAATTCAGTCTCACAGAATAACAGGAGAATAATATGGAAAAGCAAGTTACAACGTCATATGCAATTGCGTATTTGATGTTAGCTATAGGTGTTTTTATCGCAATGCCTATTATTTCAATTTTAGCATGGAACATCCTTTTTGGATCGGTATTGATGATCCCTGTTACTTTTGCAACATGGGCTGCAGCAATGTTCCTAGGTATTTTTGTGCGGGGTATACCTAAAGTTATACAAAAAGAAAAATAGTTGTGTACTTTAATTAAAGACTGATATATATTAAGACTATAGGGGATTTGCCCCAGCTGAAAAGGAAAAAATGGTTATGAATTTTGGTTCGTTTGAAGTTCGTGTATTTAATTCGCAAGAAGATTTTTTGACTTCGACATATGAATACTCTAGAGTTCTGAGCCGATGTGCTACAGAGGAACATGCTTCTCAGGAAGTTAACTACTGGGAATCAATGGGTATTCCTGAGCGGATGTTGTTCTATGTAAATCGTGATGATTGCAGGATAATTTTCAATAACTAAATTATGGGCGGATAGCTCAATTGGTCAGAGCCACCCGCTCATAACGGGTCGGTTGGGGGTTCGAGTCCCTCTCCGCCTACCAAACTTATTAGATGAATACATTGGTGTCTATCTGTGTCCAAGAAGATAGTGTAAAGTGAGTGACACCCACCCAGTGTGTTCTTCTAATAAGTTTGTATCTTGTCTGGTCTATTGATGCAGGGTAGCGTGTACAGACGTGTGCACTAGTCGAGCACAACTAGCGAGGGACGTGTTCTAAGATAACTGACTATTCGCCAATGCAAGGGAAGCACCCTGAGCATAAATAGGTCAGCATCAATAGTCCAGACAAGATATTTGTGGTAAGTAAAGCCAGCACGTCGGAACAATAGGTCGCAACTATATTCTTAGCACGACTGGATGGTATGAATAAGACCATAAAAGGAGCATGGGAGACAGCAACAAGGTTTTGCAGTCGGATACCGCACCTGCCACTTCAATGTTCGATCTAGATACCGCCGATGTAGTCGGGGTCATCAATCGTAATTCTAGAGGACATTCGGATCAAAGATGTGCGATCCAGCTAATTTAAGGATATATTATGAAAAGAATTATGCTACTTGGTTCTGGTGAACTCGGTAAGGAATTTGTAATTTCTGCCAAGCGCCTTGGCTATTATGTCATTGCCTGTGATAATTATCTTAATGCACCCGCTATGCAAGTGGCTGACATATATTCAGTGTTTAACATGCTTGATCCTGAATCTTTGCGATATGAAATTGATTTTTTTAAACCTGATATTATTGTTCCTGAGATTGAAGCTATCGCTACCGAAGTTCTTTATGAATATGAGGCGAATGGAATTCAAGTAGTACCGTCTGCTCGAGCAGTTAATCTTACTATGAACCGTGATAAGATTCGTGATCGTGCTGCCGAACTAGGTCTTGAAACAGCTAAGTATGCTTATGCAGAAAGTCTTGATGAGTATATTGCTGCTGTTGCAACCATCGGTCTTCCTTGTGTCGTGAAGCCTGTCATGTCATCTTCTGGTAAGGGCCAATCGATCGTCCGACCTGGTGATGACATCTTAGATGCTTATCAATATGCTCTAAGCAATATGCGTGGTGATCGAAATAAGGTCATCGTCGAAGAGTTCATTGCATTCGATTCTGAGATCACACTGCTGACCATCAAGCAAAAGGATGGTCCTACGATGTTCTGTGAACCTATCGGACATGTCCAAGAGCGTGGTGACTACCAGTATTCTTGGCAACCATATATGCAGAATAACTTCTTGAGAGAGATCATCACTAAGACAGCACAGGACATGGCTAAGATCATCACTGATGATTTAGGTGGCGCTGGCCTATTTGGTGTAGAGTTCTTCCTTGTAGAACCACCAGCAGACTCTAAGGATAATGTTCGGGTAATATTCTCTGAGTTATCTCCACGACCTCATGACACCGGCATGGTAACGTTACGCAGTCAGCGGTTCTCTGAGTTTGATCTGCACCTCCGTGCTATCATGGGACTTCCTATCAGGCAAGAGCATATAGCACACACTGAAGGTGCATCTGCTGTTATTCTTTGTGAAGTCGACGAGACTTTTGTACCAAAATATGAAGGCATCGAAGAAGCTATGTCTTATCCTTCAATAGATGTTCGTATCTTTGGTAAGGAAACTACCAGACTTAATCGCCGAATGGGTGTTGTGCTTGGCGATGATTTAGCAATAACTCAACACGCCGCATCTAAAATTAAAATTGTATAGGAGATATAATATGAGTACTATTAATACTCTTGGCTCGAAATCTTTAGCCATTGAAACTGATGAAGAAAGTTGGTGGAATCGTCCTAAAACTGTCGTTCCATCCGCAGAATTTCATGTACGAGAATATGACATTGAAGCAGATAAGACTAATCCAAATCCTTATAAGTGGGTTGTGAAGAATTCTTTTGATTATTTTGCTGGAAAGCGTGCCGTGCTATTCTCACTTCCTGGAGCATTCACGCCGACTTGTTCGACGATGCAACTTCCTGGATTTGAAGAAAAGTATGATGAGTTTAAGGCTCTTGGTATTGATGAGATTTATTGTATCTCGGTCAATGATTCTTTCGTTATGAACGTATGGGCTAAGTCACAAAACCTTAAGAACGTCAAGGTTATTCCTGATGGTTCTTCTGATTTTACAAGTCGTATGAATATGGCTGTAGACAAGGACAATCTTGGATTTGGTGTTCGTTCTTGGCGATATGCTATGGTCGTCAATAATGGTAAGATTGAACAGATGTTCGTTGAGCCAGGAAAGAGGGACAATGCAAAGGATGATCCTTATGGAGAAACTTCTCCAGATAATATCTTAGCTTGGCTTAAGCAGAATAATAAATAACAATACCAGCCCCGTTAGCTCATCTGGTAGAGCGCCTGCCTTGTAAGCAGGAGGCAGTTCGTTCGAGTCGGACACGGGGCACCATTAACCAGGGAATATCTTATGAACATCTTTAAGAAGCTAGTTACTTGGGTACGCAATTTCTTTGCGCCGCCTCCTCCAGCCCCACCTGTAGAACTACCTAAGCGCACACGCAAGCCACGTACTGGCGGTTCTACATCAACTTCTATCAAGCAGAAATAATTCTCATGCAAACTGAAAAAGTTCTCACCCTGATCATCCCGGCGACTATCGGATATGTCGCATTGTTAACTTTATCTGTTGTTATGTACTTTTTTGGCTAATCTATTTTTTATAATATGAAAGGAATGACTATGATTACACGAGCTGTTATGTATACCAAGCGTAATTGCAAATATTGCACGGATGCTATGGTCGAATTACACAATCACAATATTCCAGTCCAACAACTTGTAGTTGGTTATGGAGTGACTACAGAAGAGTTAATGCAGAAGGTACCTGATGCAACTACTGTTCCACAAATCTTTGTATATGATGAAGACAACGTTGAAACTTATGTCGGTGGTTATACCGAATTAGTGGCCTTTTTACAGGATTAAATCATGACGACCTACTTGAATACCATGTTGCACGAAGGTAAGTGCGAGATCACATTCACTAAAATAGATGGTACAGAACGCGTTATGTTGTGTACTTTAAATGAAGAATATATTAAGATGAATGAGGTGAAGAGAGAGAAGACCACCGATCGTGTCCACAAGCCTAAGGACGATATCCTTGTCGTATTCGACATGGAGAAGAACGATTGGCGGTCAATCAAGACAGAGAGCATCACCACTTTCCTCGCCTATGGAACAATGGAAGATCTTATCGAAGAGGTTTAAATTATGGGATTTGCTCATCCGGCACTGAATAATTCCGGTAAGTGTAAAGTCAAATTGAACGCTAAACAGCAGAGAGTAAAAGATGACCACGAAAAATGGCTCCGTACACGCGGACTCCACCCTGATCAACTCGCAGCTAAAAAACAAAAGCCCACTATCTGGGCAACAGCCGAAAAATCCACCAGCAGACAAACGCACAAGACTAGCGATACTGTTGGAAACGGCTACGCTAAGGAACCCAACATTTATACGGGCAAGAATCTTCTCGGAATTGCCGTAATGCATAAGAGTTGCTTAGTGCCTGTCTTTAACAAAGAAGATGCTATTGCAATTGCATCGATGAGGAGATAGTATGAAACAAGAGTTGACCGGATTCGATGCGTTCAAGGCGCATCTGGCTAAGTGGATCGTCATCAATATCGCTGCACGAATAAGCCCCTTGGCTGTTCTATCATTGTGTTTAGAAGTATCCGGTGGATATCATGATGCTATTGAGGCTACTGACAATGACTGATCTGACTATAGAAATTCTGATTGAACGGATTAAAGTTCTAGAAGAAGCAATGTTACAGATTGCTAAACATGCAGCACCTTATGGGCATATTGAGCGCATAGCATTAACTGCACTAAAAATATCTGAGGAAAATTAATAATGGGTACATATGTTGTGACAGGCGCTGCTGGATATATCGGCAGCGTCCTTTGTAAGAAACTAAAGGAACATGGTCACAAGGTCATCTCTGTAGATCTTAAACCAAATAAGCCTAAGTATGCTGATATGCATCTAGAAGAGACATTTGAGCATCCTGCCGTTACACATACGATCATCGATCGTAACGTCGATGGTATCTTTCATCTTGCAGCACATAGTCTTCTGGGTCCTTCTGTTACGGACCCATTGTCGTATTTTGATAACAATGCTAGTAGGACCAATACGTTCCTACATGATCTGATCGCGTATGGTTGGCATAACAAGTTTGTATTCTCCAGCACTGCAGCCACATATGGTGAGCAGTCATCTATGGTAAATGAACTATCACCTCAGATCCCGATCAATCCCTATGGTATGTCAAAGCTACACGCAGAGCAGATGATCCAAGCTGCTCATGATGCATTTGGTCTAGACGCAGTCATCTTTAGGTTCTTCAACGTATCAGGTGCAGACGGTGATGTAGGACAGGATCGTAATGAACCACATATCCTGACTCAGATGTCAAAGGCCAAACTGAACGGTAAAAAGTTTCATATATATGGTAGTGACTACGATACAAAGGACGGTACATGCATCAGGGATTATGTCCACGTAGTAGATGTTGCCAATGCACACCTATTAGCCATGGACCTGCTTCATCAGAATCCTGGTATCCATAAGTTTAATCTCGGCACATCACGTGGCACATCCAATCTAGAACTGCTCAATACATTTAAAGACATTACCGGTGAAGATCTTGACTATGATATCGTCGAGCGTCGTCCAGGTGATCCTGCATATCTTGTAGCAGATGCATCTAGATTTACTCAGGCTACTGGGTACACATTCCCCCATAGCCACATCAACAACATTATTGCTTCACAATGGGACTGGTATAATCAATGACTTTTGAACGAAACGAATTAAATAAGAACTCTAAGGGTGGAACTGAACGTATGATGGAGGGTCTGTATTCACGTATTGACCCTGAACTCATGAATAAGTTCCAGATCATCCCGTCACGTGTGCGGGAACTACAGAACGATAAGATCCGGATCTATTGGCTACATGACCTACCGGGTGATCCTGAGACTAATCACCTTAAGGATCAATCGAGCCGTGATCGATTCCACAAGATCGTCTACTGTGGCAACTGGCAGATGACTCAATATCAAGGCCATCTTAATATTCCACATGATCAACAGACGTGTGTGCTAGAGACTGCCACGACTCCACTGCCATGGCAAGCTAAGAGTACACAGGAAGTCCGGTTGGTCTATACGTCCACGCCTCAACGTGGCCTAGAGATCCTGATTCCAGTATTTGAAGAACTGTGTAAGAAGTATGACAACATCACACTAGATGTGTTCTCATCATTTAAGATCTATGGCTGGGATGACTATGACAAGCAGTTTGAACCACTGTATGAACGGTGTCGCCAACATCCTAAGATCAACTACCATAGCTTTGCTCCTAATGAAGTAGTTCGTGAGACGGTACAGAAGGCACACATCCTAGCATATCCATCGATCTGGTTAGAGTGCAACAGTGCATCGATCATCGAAGCTATGTCGGCCGGCGTCATGTGCGTCCATCCTAACTATGGTGGTCTAGTAGATACGTCTGGCGGTCTGACGACCATGTACAACTGGGACAAGGATGACAATGTCCATGCTAATATATTCTACTCTGTCATGGATCATGCTATCAACAGTGTGAATGAAGAGCAAGTCCAAAATTATCTCAAGTTCGTCAAGGAATACGCAGATACTCGTTATAGCTGGAATAAGGTTGCAGCTCAATGGACAAGCCTATTGACTCAGCTGGCAGACACTTATAAGGATAAGGATCTATCCGTTCCTAGTCAAATTCTCAGGTTTACGACTACATAATGATTTTAGTCAAAGCCCCACTTCGAATTTCATTCTTCGGCGGTGGTACTGATCTGGCATCACACTATAGAGAGTATGGCGGCGCTGTGCTCTCTGTTGCCATTGATAAGTACATGTACATCGCTGTCAATAAGACACCCATCCAGCATGTCAAGCTAAGCTACTCAGAGATCGAGTTAGTACCTAACTATAGGGAATTAAAGCACGACATCGCAAGAAACGTTATCAATACATATGGTGGAGATTACACCTCTGGCATTGAGATCTCTAGCTTTGCTGATGTCCCAACGGTAGGCACAGGTCTAGGATCATCATCCACATTCACAGTGGCCATGATCGAAGCTATGGCTACGATGAACGGTATCCATCTATCTAACTATGAACTTGCAGCTGCTGCATGTAATATTGAGATTAAGCTGTGTGGATCTCCTATTGGTAAGCAGGATCAGTACGCGTCAGCATTCGGTGGCATGAATCACATCACATTTTATCCGGATGAATTCGTGCACGTCAAGCCACTGTTGTACTATCAACCGGAGCTAGATGCATTCAATAGCAAGCTCATGATGTTCTATACCGGGATCACTAGATCTGCCAATTCGATCTTGACACGTCAGAATGCAGAACCTAAGCATGAGATCTTATCGGCCATGAAGGAACAGGCTGATTATGCATGTGACCTGTTCAACCAACATAAATATGATGAGTTTGGTGCACTACTATACGATGCATGGAAGCTCAAGGCTCAACTAGCCGATGGTATCACCGATCCGCACCTTGATAATATTTACGAAGAGGCCATGAAATCTGGTGCTCTGGGTGGTAAGTTACTCGGTGCCGGCGGTGGCGGTTACTTCCTATTTTATGTTCCTGAAGCGCTTCAGGGAGATGTATATGATACCATGAAAAGACTAGGATTGCAGCACTTTCCCTTTAAATTTTCGAGATTTGGTACGGAGACCGTATATAATGATAACACCATATTTTAAGACATACGTCAATCAATTAGACCAAGCCTTTGATTCTATTGATACTTCTCAGTTACAGAAGTTTGCTAATGTCATGGTGGCAGCCGCAGAGAACAACCGCACTATCTTCGTCTGCGGCAATGGAGGCTCTGCAGCCATCGCAGACCACCTAGCATGCGACTGTTTGAAGGGAATCCGCTCTGTGACGCATCTAAAACCCAAGGTCGTATCACTATGCTCTAATGGGCCACTGGTGAGCGCCATAGCGAATGACTACGGATATCAGTACGTTTTCTCGTATCAACTCGAGTCTTTAATGCAATCTGGTGATGTTTTGATCACAATCAGCTCATCCGGCAACTCAGAAAACATCCGTGAGGCCATTAACTTTGCAAAAACCAAAGACTATACGGTTATCTCAATGTGCGGCTTTGATGGCGGTGCATCTCTAAAGGCCAATATTCCTATCCACGTCAAAGCACATAACTATGGTATCGTTGAAGACGTACATCAGGCTATCATGCACCTTGTATCTCAGTATATCCGTATTGAGAACGTTAAGCCTGGAATCAGAGATTTAAATCTTTAATTAAAAATAGTTGTGTACTTTAATTCTATATGGTGTATTATGGATTATAAGCTGAAACACAGGAAAAAATCATGATTAAGCCTCGTACCAAAGGTGCACCAACCAAGGCCGATAAGACGGCAAAGATCGCTGCGAAGCGTGCCAAGTTTGCTGGCAATAAGGATAAGTTCGTAGGTGATGAACCTAAGCTTACCGATCTGCCAGACAGGATGGAATACGTGATGGCCTTGAACTGGTACAATTATACCTTTGATATTGAAAAGGGTAAGATCTTCCTACTGGACTATATGAAGTATGCGAAGTTCCAACCTTCACAGATTGCAGCAATCCGTCGTGCTAATAAGAAAGACGTATCTCCTACGATATGTTGGCAAGCACGAATGATGATGAACGGCGTAAAGCTTACCGATGAGAACATGGCCTTCTTTAATCAGAAGCTGACCTACCTTTTTGAGAAGGATGTTAAGCCTACCGTTGAGAAGGCTGTGGTCTCATCGGGTCCTAGTATCGCTGATCGGATCAAAGCTAAGTGGGCTGCAACCGTGGCTAATCTTGAAGACGAGATCGATCTCTTTGTAATGAGTGACTTCAAGTCTGAGTTCAATCCATATACCTACCTTCAGTCACAAGACATCAAGGCTGCTCAGGCAACTAAGATCGCAGATCATTATCGTCCTTTGATGGAAGAGTTGAAGCTGGCTGTGACCGGTAAGGATGCTCAGATCAAAGAGGCCTATGCACGACACGGTGTTGCACGGAACAAGAAGTATCTTGAATTCATCCAAGCTATTGTGTCGAATGCAGAGTCTCTTGCTAACGTCAAGAAGGCTATTCGTGCAACACGTAAGCCTAAAGAAAAGTCTGCCATCCAGCTCGTATCTAAGATGAAGTTCTTGGCCGAGAGTGCACAGTATAAGGTTGCCTCGGTCGATCCAAGTAGGATCATCAAGTCGCAAATGCTAATTACGTATAACACTAAATATAAGAAGTTAGTAGTATACGTTGCGGCAAGCGATTCGACCGGTCTATCTGTGAAGGGTACGACGATCATCAACTACGATGAATCTACCTCTATCAGTAAAACCCTCAGGAAGCCAGAAGACTTCTTGCCTCAGGTCCTATCAACATCAAAGGCTGGTTTTGTCCGTGCCTTTGCTGGTCTTAAGACTGCATCGTCTACCCCTAATGGACGTATTAATCAGGACACAATTCTTCTTAGGGTAATCTAATGGAAAACAACAATGTGATTCAATTCCCATTCGGTAAGCTTGGTAGTGATCAACTACCTACTACTGAAGCTGAGATAAAAGTCGATATCGCTAAACTACGTGAATCATATTTTGATCAAGTGTCAATCGAACTAGCGGGTGAACTCTTTGCTCGTATCATCACACACGGATTTGACGTCTCAGAGATTGAGTGCATCAAGGACTGTGTGCTGGTAGTCGAATCTATCAAGTCGGTACTAATGAAGTCTGCAGGTCTAGAGTATCCACTTCAAGCTACAGCTGAAGCGATCTCTGTTATTCCTGATGCTTTCTTAGACGATGACGATGATATTTGATTGTACATTTAATCAGTTCTAGTGTACTATAAATAATCAACAATGATAATGGACATACATAATGATAATCCTTGACCTATCGCAGGTTATGATCGCAACTTTAATGGCTCAGCTTGGCAACCATACTAATGCTGAGTTAGATGAAAACCTACTACGACATATGATCCTTAACAGCATCCGTGCTAATAAGATGAAGTTCTCTGCCGAGTTTGGCGAGATGGTCATCGCTGCGGATGATCGCAAGTTCTGGCGTCGTGACCTATACCCATATTATAAGGCTAATCGTAAGAAGACTCGTGACGCTTCTGAATTGAACTGGAACGTTATCTTCGACAGCCTCAACAAGATCCGTGAGGAACTCAAGGAGAGCTTCCCGTATCCTGTCGTACAAGTAGATAGTGCAGAGGCCGATGACGTTATCGCTGTCTTGACTAAGCACTACAACTATGATAAGATCTTGATCCTATCTGGTGATAAGGATTTCCAACAGCTTCAGCGTTATCCTAATGTGAAGCAGTACAGCCCCGTTCTTAAGAAGTATATCACATGTCGTGATCCTGATATGTTCCTCAAGGAGCACATCATGCGTGGTGACGTCGGTGACGGTATCCCTAATTTCTTATCAGCTGATGCTACCTTCGTCGATGGCTCACGTCAAAAGCCTTTGGCCACTAAGAAGGTCGATGCGTGGTTACATGCCAATCCAGTTGAATTCTGCAATGTTGAGATGCTTCGTAACTACAAGCGTAATCAGCAGCTGGTTGACTTTGACTTCATCCCAGAAGATGTAGAACAAAATATCTTGGCTGAGTATAAGGCTCAATCAGGTAAGGATAGGACTAAGCTGTTCAACTACTTCATAAGTAATAAGCTTAAGAACCTAGTAGAAACGATCAACGACTTTTAATTAGAGGACTAACTTGAATGAAACGACCAGGTATTGCCGAGATCTTGCTATCAGTATCCAACCGACCAGTTGGTGAAAGACAGACTGCACTTGCACACCATGCACCTAATATGTCACTCGTTATGCTTCTGAAGTATATGTTTGATCCTAATGTTAAGTTCCTATTACCAGAAGGGACTCCTCCGTTCAAGAAGAACGACTTCCTTGATCAGACCGGCAACTTATACTCTGAGTTCCGTCGGATGTACCTATTCATCGAAGGTGGTAATCCTAACTTGACCAACAATAAGCGTGAGATGCTATTCGTTCAGCTACTAGAGATGCTGGACAAGGATGATGCTGCACTAGTTGTTGCTATGAAGGATAAGGTCTCTCCTTATCCAGGTATTACATATGAGCTTGTTCATATGACTTTCCCCGGATTGTTACCTGAACCCGATACTAAATCAACCGTTAAGAAGCTTAAAGCATAAGGATCGATGGACTAATGAGTAAGACCCGCAGAACGTACGATGCAAAGTACAACGACGAATACGATAATTACGATGAGTTTTCTTATGAAGAATACAAACAACATAAGAAAGAGAAGCGGATATCGCGGGCACTTAAAACGTTAGATATTGATGATCTATTAGAAATGGAAGACGACGTATGAGTTATTGGGGATACCACCTACTTCTAGATTGCAGCGGCTGCAGGTTAGATGCTATCACAAATCCTGAAGTCCTGTCAGAGTGGGTTAAGACTCTGGTCAAGGATATCGAGATGGTACCATACGGCGAACCGCAGGTCATCCATTTCGGACACAATGAACGGCACCTCGAAGGTTGGACAGTGATCCAACTTATCGAGACGTCTAACATCATCGCACACTTCAATGACCATACCGGTGAGGGATATATCGATATCTTCTCATGTCGTCATTTTGACATTGATACTGCAGTCGATACAGTAGAAGAATATTTTGAACCTACTAAGATTCGAA